GATCCCATGATCGTCGATCCCGCTCCGGGCGCGCTGGTGCGCGACCCGGTGACTATGACCGCCGTGACGCCCGGTGCCACCGTCGATGAGAACGACCCCTATTGGGGCCGCCTGATCGCTGATGGTGACCTCGTCGCATCCGCCACCCCGGCACCGGCCGCCCGTCGCGCGCCCGTGGCCAGCACCGAAGGGGACGACAAGTGATCGCCTTCCGCAATATTCCCGCAGGCCTGCGCACCTCCGGCAGCTATGCCGAGCTCGACGCGAGCCAGGCGAACACCGCCACGGGCGCGCAACGCGCGTTAATCATCGGCCAGATCACGGCCGGTGCCACGCTCGCGCCGGGCGTGCCCGTTCAGTCGACCAGCATCGCCGAGGCGCGCAGCGCTGGTGGCGCGGGCTCGATGCTGTCGGCCATGGTCGCGGCTTACCGGGCGAACGATTCGTTCGGTGAGGTCTGGTATCTCCCCGTCGCCGATGATGGCGGGGCGAGCGCGGCGATCGGCTCGATCACCTTTGGCGGACCCGCGACCGGCGCGGGCGTCGTGAACCTCTACATCGCCGGGCAACTGGTCACCGTCGCCGTTGCGGCCGGTGCGACGGCGGCCACGATCGCCACCGCTGCCCAGGCGGCGATCGCCGCGGCGATCGATCTTCCCGTATCGGCCGCGGTCGACGGCGGCGTTGCCGGAAAGGTCAACCTGACCGCCAAGAATAAGGGGCTGGTCGGCAACGACATCGACCTGCGCGCCAACTATCTGGGCTCGACCGGCGGTGAAACCTTCCCGGCAGGCGTGACCGTGACGGTCGCCGCGATGACCGGCGGTGCGACCAACCCGGTTCTGACCGCCGCGCTGGCGGCGCTGGGCACGATGTCGTTCGACTTCATCGTGTCGCCCTACAACGATGCTGCCTCGATGGCGGCGATTACCGGCCTGCTCGGCGATGCCAATGGCCGCTGGTCGCCCACCACCGCGCTCTATGGCCACTGCTTCACCGCCAAGCGTGGCACGTCGGGCACGCTGTCAGCGTTCGGCAATGCGCTCAACGATCAACACACGACCTGCATCGGCTACAACGACAGTCCGACCCCGCCCTATGCCTGGGCGGCGGCGCTGGCGGGGGCCGTCGCGCCGAGCGTGCGTGCCGATCCGGCCCAGCCGCTCCAGACGCTGACGATCGCGGGCGTCCTTGCGCCGCCTGTGCAGAGCCAGTTCCAGATCGGCCAGCGCAACGTCCTGCTCTATGACGGCATCACCACCTTCAAGGTCGATCCGTCGGGCACCGTCCAGATCGAGCGCCTGATCACCATGTATCAGGTCAACGCGCAGGGACAGGCGGACAACGCCTATCTCGACGGCGAGACGATGTTCACGCTGATGGCGGTGCTGCGCGCATTCGCGACCCTCTGGTCAACCAAGTTCGCGCGCGCGAAGCTTGGTCAGGACGGGGTGCGCTACGGGCCTGGTTCGAATGTCGTGACTCCCGCGACCATCAAGGCGGAATTCGTTGCCCTGTACCGCTCGCTCGAGAGCGAACAGGCTTGGGTTCAGAATAGCCAGGCCTTCGCGGCAAGCGTGTCGGTGACAAAGAATGCCGGGTCGCCGGGGCGTGTCGACGCCCTCCTGCCGATCATCCTCATCGGTCAGCTGCGCATCATCGCCCAGCTCGTCCAGTTCCGCCTCCAGTAACGGGGAAGCCTCATGGCCAACAACATGATCGCGGGCACCGCGTATCTGACGATCGACGGGCGCTCGGTGCAGCTGGTCGGCGAATTCTCGTACCGCCCGACGCAGATGACCGTCGAAACCCTGAAAGGGATGGATGGCATCCACGGCGCCAAGGGGATGCCCGAGGCTGGGATGATCAAAGCGAAGCTACGCGACAGCGGCGCCATCTCGATCCAGGAACTGGGCAATGCTGCCGACGTCACCGTCGTCGCGGTGCTGGCGAACGGGAAGACGATCGTCGGTCGCAATATGTGGCGCGTTGGCGAGCCGCTCGAGGTCGACGTCGAAGACGCCAGCTTTGCAATCCAGTGGGAGGCCGCAGATGTCGTCGAATCCTGATCCCAATGCCACGCTGACGATTGCCGTCGGCCTGCTCACGCCCGAGCTCCTAGCCCAACTCGGCGCGCTCGGCGCCACCGTCACTCCCGATCTCGACGACCCGCTGGTCATCGACCTGCCGAAGCCGATCGAAGGGCCGGCCGGGCCGGTGACGCAGATCGTCATCAGCGAGCCCACCGCCGCGCAGATCGTGCAGTGGGACAAGCTCAGCGGGACCGAGGCTGACATCGTCGCCATCTCGGTATGCGCTGGCATTCCGCGCGCCGTGGTCGAGAAGTTGCCCGCCCGCCCGCTGTATAAGGCGGCGCGTCGGATCGGCGCTTTTTTGGACTAAGGCCGGTCGGCTGGGAGCAGGCGCTCGATGCGCTTGCCCAGCGATACGGCAAGATGCCGGACGAGATAGCGACCCGGCCTTGGTCGGTGCTTCTGCAATGGCTGCAATGGGCTGACATGCTCGAACCGGTGGAGGCCCCATGAGCCAGCCCAAAGTCGGGATCGATATCACCGCCAACGACCGGACCGCGCGCGGTGTCGCGTCGGCCGAGCGTCGGTTGGGCACGATCCCCAAGCACCAGAGCGCGGTCGCGCGCCGTCATGAGCGCGCCATGCGCGAGGGGATCGGCCGGTCGTCGCGCAGCGCGCTGACCACGCTGGGCCGCGTCGAGCAGGCCAGCGCGCGGGTGTTCGGCGGCCGGTCGATCACCTCCGGGTTCGCCACGCGCCTCGGCGCGATCGGCGAGGCGGCGGCAGCGACCGGAACCGGCCTGGGCGAAGCGGCGGCATCCGGTGGCGTCCTGACCGGCACGCTGGGCGTGCTCGGCACCGTCGCGGGTGCCACCGTCGGCATCCTGGCGGCGGCGGGCTATGCCGCGTTCAAGCTGGCTGACGGCTGGGCAAAGGGCGCGGCGTCGATCGGCAAAATGGCTGACACCATGGGTGTTGCGCGCCGGGAGATGCAGCAGTTCGCGGCGGCGTCCGAGCGCTTGGGCGTCGATAAGGGGACCGCGACCGGCGGCCTTGCCGGGCTGTCTCAGACGCTGAACGATGCGCGCTATGGCCGCAACACCGCCGCGCTGGCGGTGCTGACCAAGATGGGCGTCAAGATGGCGCTCAATTCGGATGGCACGGTCAACGTTAGCAAGATGCTGCCTGTGATCGCCGATGCCATCGCCCGGCAGAATTCGTCGGGGCGTCGGACTGCGGCGCATGCACTTGGCCTGTCCGATGCCATGATCCCGGTATTCGCTCAGGGCGGCAAGGCGCTCGGCGAGGACATGAAGGACGCCGACCGCACCGCCTACATCGCCTCCGACGCCGACATCGATCGTGGCAAGCGTATTCAGCGCAAGGGGGCGATGGTCGGTCAGCTGGGCGACCGTGCGATGGCTATCGCGGGCAGCGCGGCGGCGAATGCAGCGGAGCCTGGCTACGACGCGACGCTGTCCGCTGGCCGCCAAATGCTCGGCGGCGCCACGACCTTCGGAGGCGTGGTGCGAAACGTTTTTGCCCCTTCGTCTGGCGCGATTGAGCGGGGCGGAAAGGCAGTCGAGCGGGGTGGCAGGGCCATTGAACGAGCAGGCGACAAGCTCTCCGGGATAACAAAACCGGGGGTCACGAAAGAGGCCATCCGTGCTGCCCAAGCAGCTCAGCGGAAGTGGGGCATCCCTGCTTCAGTGTCGTTGGCGCAATATGGCGCAGAAAGTTCGTATGGTCGGCGAATGCCGCGTGGATCGAACAACCCGTTCGGCATCAAGGCCAGACCCGGCCAGCCATCAGTTATGGCGTGGACTTCTGAGATTGAGAATGGTCGTCGGGTTCGCGTGAGAGCTCCGTTCCGGGCATATGCCTCTCTGGACGAAGCCTTCGACGACCATGCGCGGCTTCTGGCTCGAGGCAAAGCGATGGCGAAGTTCCGCGCCAAGCTGCCTGACGTCAATGCGGCAGTCGCTGAGCTTGGCGGTGGTACTCGCCGTGATCCCCGTTATGCTACGGAGCGACGTGATGTTTATGCCGCCTCAATGCGAGGCCATATAAGGCAGTATAACCTGACCCAGTACGATGCACCGATCCCTGTGAAGGTCGACGTCCATTTGCATGGGGGCGGGCGGGGAGATCGCGTGCAGGTGCAAGCTGGTCGCGGCGCTCGGCCTGCTATCAGTCACGCGATGCCAAATTAGAATGGCGCTGTCCCCATCTTGGAGCAGCTGTTCAAGGTGGATGGGATTGATTGATACTTCGCAGCTTGGGCGATCGGGTACGTCAGCTGAATAGTTGCAACCCGATCGTCGCGAGTCATCACTTTCACCCAAAAAATCGTTTTGTCGTTTCGCCCCGAAAACACAGTCCATCCGGGGCGGGTGATAGAATAGGTGATTACACCACGTCGACCAGCTAAATCTGCTTTCAGGCTCTCCGCTTCGGAAGCCAAGTTTCTGCTTGGCGTGCCATCCGGCGCATAATGGCCCCAAACACGCCACTCGCCGCCATCGCGCGCCGTTGCAAATTGGCCGTCACCCGCGGCGGGTTCGCCGTGCGCCCTCATGATTCGAGACGGGTAGCAGCTGAAATAGCCGTACTTCACGTTGGTGTAGTCTGCCCAACCTGCCGCAGCCATTCCCGCCAAGATCAGCCCGATCATCGTGTTCTCTCCCTCCATCGCGAAACCCGCGATCACCCGAGGAGGTCCAATATGTCCCTTCTCAATCTCTTGCCAGCGTCCTGGCGGGGCGTCCCGTTCGCGGTGACGGATCACGTCACGACGGTGACCCGCCGTCAAGCAGTCCACGAATATCCAGATCGTGAGGACGTCTGGACCGAGGACATGGGGCGAGGCGCGACCCGCTACCGGGTGCGAGGCTTCATCGTCGCGCACGATCCGGTCTATTCCGGCGGCCCGATCGACCTCCAGCGCTTGGCGCTGCTGACGGCGGCGAAGGCCAAGGGTCCCGGCGTCCTGATCCATCCGACGCTCGGCATCCTAACCGTCAACTGCGATGCGATCAGCTTGGGCGAGGCGCTCGATGGTGCGACGTACAGCACGATTGAGCTCAGCTTCGTCGAGTCGGGTCGCCGGAGCTTCCCGAGCCTCTCGCTGGACGGGTTGACCGTGTCGTCGACCGTCATCACGGCGGCGGCTGGCGCGGCGCAGGCGGTTCGGTTGCTGTCGCTGGGTGGGACCGGATCGGCGGGCAGCGCCACTGGTGCGCTGCCGTCGGTGACTGGTCAATGGTCCGATCAGGTCGCGGCGGCCGGTGCGGATGCCACGGCGCTCTCCCGCCTCGCGACCGCGTTGCCGGGCAACCTCGGTCGCTACAGCCGGGGTGCGACCGCTGGATACCTGTCGTCGATCACGACGGGGCCCAGCACCATCGACCAACTGGTCGCGCTGGCCTCCCGCCAGCGCGCAACAATCGCAGCGGCGGCGGAGCGCCTGAACGACACGGTCGCCGGGCTGACGGTTGGCGCAACCGAGGCCGACTATGCGGGCGCCGTCGCCACGCTGCTGGCGGCCCTGGCGGCGGCGTGTGCCGATCCGGCGGATGCACTGCGACTGCTGACCCAGCTGCTGGCCTATACGCCGGTCAGCGTCGACGCGGCCACCGCGCCCGGCCGCGCAGTGACGGCGCTGTTCAAGCTGTCGGTGACGATCGAACTGACCCGCGCGGCGGCAGCCTATCAGCCATCGAGTTATGAGGACGCGTTCGCTCGACTGGTCGAGGTTACTGCCGCGATCGATGTCGCGATCGACTCGGCGGGCAATGCCGCCCAGGATAACCTCTATACGGCACTTCGCACGCTCCGCGCCGCAGTGGTCGAGGACCTCCGGACGCGCGGCGCGAGCCTTGCGCATGTCCGCACCTTCACGGTCGCAGCGCCGCTGCCCGCCCTCGCGCTGGCCCAGCGGCTTTACCGGAACGCGGGCCGCGCCGACGAACTGGTGGGTGAAGCCGGCGACGCCTGCGTCAGCCCGCTGTTCATGCCCACTACCATCCAGGCGCTGGCCGCATGAACGACGACCTCTATCTGACCGCGCGGGGGCGCCGCATCCATGGGTGGACCGAGATCCAGGTCACCCTGCGCGCTGACGGGTTCCCGAACAATTTCGACATCGCCATGTCGTCGATCGATCCCGCCACGAAAGGGGCGGTGATCGCGGCGGCGGGAGATCCTTGCACCGTCCACCTCGGTGCTGATCAGGTCATTAGCGGGTATATCGACGAGGACCTCGGTGGCGGCGATGCCCGAGGTCAGGGGTTGTCGCTAACCGGCCGGGGCAAATGCCAGGATCTCGCTGATTGCGGGGCGGAGTGGGAGACGGGCCAGCTGATCGGCGGCAACGCGCTGACGATCGCGCAGAAGTTGGCCAGTTATTACGGGATTGAGGTCGTACTGGCGAATGGTGCGGCGGCGGGCCCAATCGTTCCCAGCTGGGCGCTCAACTATGGCGAAACCCCCGCCGCAATCGTCCAGCGCCTGGCGCAGAATGCCGGTCTGCTGGCCTATGAGGACGCACAGGGCCGCCTGACGCTTGCCCAGGTCGGCACGGTTCGCGCTGCTTCCGGCATCGTCTACGGCGAGAATGTCGAGCGCTGGCAGATCGCAAACTCGATGCACGAACGCTTCTCCGAGGTCGTTTGCTCGTCGCTCAGCATGGATACGCTTGGCGACATCGAGGGCGGCAATTTCTTCCATACCGAGCGCGACCCGAATGTCGCCCGCCATCGTCGCCGCTATGTCTTCCTGGCCGAGGTGGCGGAGGACGCGCAGGAGTTCACGATCCGACGTGCGAAATGGGAAGTCGCCCGCCGCGCCGGTCGCTCCACCGTGGTTTCGGTTCAGGTCGACAGCTGGCGCGACAGCGCGGGCAAGCTCTGGACGCCCAACACAATGGTGCCGGTCAGCCTGCCGGGCAATCGCCTGGGTACGAACGAGCTGGTCCTGGCGGAAGTCACCTTCCGTCGCGGTGCCGAGGGCACCCATGCGAACCTCGTCCTGATGCCGCGCGAAGCGTTCACGATCGAGCCCATCAACCTGCTGCCGACCTCGACGGCCGAACTGAAGGGCCCTGATCAGTGATCGATCGTCTTTTCAACCTCATCGCCTTCGGCCGCGTCTCGCTGGTCGACGACAGCGGCGATTTCCAGCTGGTCCAGATGATCCGGCGGGCCACTGGCACGGGCGGCGGTTCGCGGATCACCGACAGGCTGCGCCGGATCAGCCAATTCGGCTTCACGTCCGTCCCGCCGGTCGATGCGGATCTCGTCGTAATCAACCGCAATGGCGATTCAGCGCATGGGATCGCGATCGCCAGCGCGCACCGCGCATCCCGCCCGCGCGGTCTGAAAGAGGGGGACACGGCGATCCATGACGTGCGCGGTCGGATCATTCGCCTGACGGCCGATGGGATCGAAGTCGATGGTGCCGGCGGGCCCGTGACCGTCACCAATGCGTCCAAGGTGCGCTGCGACTGCGACATCGAGGCAACCGGCGACATCGTCGCGCGTGTCGACGGCAAGGCGGTCAGCCTGTCCAAGCTCCACGACGTCTTCAACCAGCATATTCACCCGCCGGTCGCGGCCGGCGCTGCCTGGGGCTCCGGCCCCCCGAAGCCGCAGGCCTGATCGATGGCGGATATCGCAACCATCTGGGACAGCGCCGCCAGCCGCGGCGACTGGGCTATCCCAGCGCAGGATCGTTTCGTTACAGACGCGGCGGGTCGGCCGGTCATCGGGCCCAACGGCTTCGCGGTCCCGATCGGCCCGGCTGGCGCGATGGCATCGGCGGGTCTGCTATCCGGCCGGGACATCCAGACGGCGGTGCTGATCAGCCTGTTTACCGACGCGGCGGCCGGTCCGGACGATGCCGTGCCGCCGGGCACCGATCCGCGCGGCTGGTGGGCGGACCCCGATATCGGTTCGAAGCTCTGGCTGCTCGGCCGTGCGAAACGAACGCCCGCGACCCTCCAGCTGGCGATCGCCTATGTCCGTCAGGCGGTGGCGTGGATGATCGCTGATCAGCTGGCCGACGCGATTGATGTCACCGCCGAATGGCAGGCGGGCAACCGCCTCGCGGGCCAAGTGGTGGTGATCCATCGCGGTGCCCAGACCCCGGTCCCCTTCGACTATGCGTGGAAGGATCTCGCATGACATTTCCCCGCCCCACGCTGACCGACCTGCGCAACCAGGCGCAGGCGGACCTGCAATCGGCGCTGCCCGGCACCGACGCGCTGGCGCGCTATTCGAACCTTTCGATCCTCGCTCACATCCTGGCCGGGCTCGCGACCGGCCACTATGGCTATCTCGACTATATCGCCCGCCAGGCCACGCCCTTCACCGCGACCGGCGAAATGCTCGAGGGTTGGGCGGGGCTGAAGGCCGTGACCCGCAAGCCCGCGACCGCCGCCGCCGGCACGGTCACCTTTACCGGTGCCGCCGGCGCGACGATCCCGGCCGGGACGTCGGTGTTGCGGGGGGACGGACTGGCATTCGCGACCACCGCCGAGGTCACGCTCGGCGCGGCCGGATCGGCGCCGGTCCCGATCGCCTGCATCGTTGCCGGCGCAGCGGGCAACAGTCCCGTCGGCACGGCCTTCTCTCTGACCTCCGGGGTGGTCGGCATCGCCTCAGCGGCGACCACCACCACCGCAATCAGCGGCGGTGGCGAGGTGGAAGGCGACAATTCGCTGCGCTCGCGCATGCTGCTCGCCTATGCCAATCCGCCGCAGGGTGGATCGGCCTCGGACTATCGGCAATGGTCGCTGGCGGTCCCGGGCGTCACGCGTGCATGGGTCACGCCCGCCGGCATGGGCCCGAACACCGTCGTCCTCTATTTCATGATGGATGACGCCCAGGCAGCGCTCGGCGGCTATCCACAGGGGGCGAACGGTGTCGCGGCGGAGGAACTGCGCGACAAGCCCGCCACCGGCGACCAGCTGGCCCTGGCGAACGCCATCTATGCCAAGCAGCCGGTCACCCCGATCGTCTATGCCATCGCACCGCGCCCCAACACGCTGACCTTCACCATTGCCGGGATCGGTGGGGCGACAGCATCCTTGAAGGCGGCGATCGCCACCGCAATCCGCACCGCGCTGTTCATCAACGCGGTGCCAGGCGGCCGGACCAATATCTCGGCGATCGAGGCGGCGATTGCTGCGGTCAACGGATCGGCGGGCTTCGTCATCACCAATGTCGAGGCGAGCGCCGGTTTCGTGACGCCCGGGGCCGCCGGTAATATCGTGTCGCTGACCGGCCGACTGCCCGTGCTCGGCGAGGTCATCTTCCAATGACGGCTCGGTTCAGCGCGGACGACTATGCCAGCGCTGCCCGGGCGCTTGCCCCGCGCGGGCCGGCTTGGGCCAATGATCCGGCATCGGTGCAGGGCAAGACGCTGGCGGCGCTAGCGCTGAACCTGTGGCGGAGCGATGCGGCGGCGGTTCAGCTGCTGCAGGATGCCGCCCCCGCGACGACCACGGCGCTGATCGATGAGTGGGAAGCCAGTGTGGGCCTCACTGCGCCCGCCGGCGCCACGATCGAGCAACGGCGATCGCGCGTCCTATCCCGGCTCATCGGCACCGGAGGGCAGTCGCGCAGTCGCTTCATCACGTTCGCGGCGGCGCTCGGCTTCACGATCACGATCGAAAACTTCGCGCCGCTTCGTGTCGGCCAGTTCGGTGCAGGCGCCGCCGTCTATGGGCTCGCCTGGGCGAGCGCCTGGCGTGTCCGGATCACCGCCAGCCAAGGCCTGATGACGCCAGCGCAGCTGAAGGCGGAGCTCGACGCGATCCGTCCGGCCGAGACGATCATCCTTATCTGAGGGGATACCCATGTTTCGCATTGATGGACCCACGGCAGCGCCTGCGCTGTCGGCGCCGGCGGCTGTCTCGGGCACGCCGGGCTATTTCACCAGCGGCGACCCGGCCGTTCCGACCCCGCCGACGCAGGTCACGGCCGACTGGCTCAACATGATCCAGGAGGAACTGATCGCCGTTGTCCTCGGCGCCGGTTTTCAGCCGCAGAAAAACATCTCGAACCAGCTGTTCAAGGCGATCCAGTCGCTGATCACTTCGGGCGGCGTGGCGTTTGCGACCGACGCCGAGGCGATTGAAGGCCAGCTGGCGGACAAGGCGGTGTCGCCGCGCGCCGCCGCTGCGCTGGTCGCCAATCGCATCGCGACGATCCTGGGGGGCGCACCGGCCAACCTCGCGACGCTTGGCGCGCTCGCGGCGGCGCTCGGCAACAATCCGAACTTCGCCAACGATACGGTCGCCGCGCTGTCCGCCCGCGCACTGGCGGGCCTGCGGATCAGCGGCGGTGGGCTCGCGACCGGCGGCGGGACGCTGACCGAGGACCTGATCCTTTCCGTCCAGGCGGCGAGCGGGGCGGAGGTGAACGCTGGTACCGAAGCGGCCAAGGCGATGACGCCGGCGTCGTTCGCGCAGGCGGGTGGCGGCGACGGTGCCAGCGGCTGGGCGCCGCTCCCCGGCGGGCGCATGATCCAATGGGGGTCGATGACGGTCATCGGCGATGGCACCAGCGCGCGCGAGTTCCAGCTGAACTTCCCCAAGCCGTTCCTCAACGTCTGCGGCTGCATCACGGCGAACTCTGACCCTTATTCGCTCGGGTTCAAGAAGCATCACCCGATGGTGGTGATGTTCAATCGCCCGACGATCGCGGGCGCGTCGGGCTATCTCGACTCGACCGACGGTGACCGGCCCTTCTCGAACGCGCACACCTTCTGGTGGCAGGCGATCGGCCAGTAAGATGGCTGCGCCCATCATCGCCGTCTTTACGGACGGCGAGCCGAAACTGCTGTCGCTCGACGCTCTGCGCGACCTGATCGGTGTCACCGATCTCGAGGCGCGGCTGGCGGCGTCGGGTGCGACGGCAGAGGACCGGCTATCGCTTGTGGTCGACGCGTCGAACCGTGGGCTCCAGCAGGCCCGCGCCGAGTTGCTGAGCACCTTCGAACAGATCGAGCCGATCCAGCTGCAATTCGGACCGATCACCAGCGACATCAGCGCGCTGAAGGAAGCCAAGGTAGGCTTCGACAGCGCGATCGACATTCTCGGTCGCGACCTGGGCGCGGCGGCGCTCGGTATCTCCGCGCTGGAACTCGCCGGGGCAAAAGCGTCCATCGCGCTCGACGCGCTGGGCGGTGCCGTCGCGGATCAGGAAGCCGCCCAGCGGCAGGCAAGGGCGGCGGCCGGCCGGTTGGAGGAGGCGGTGCTCCGTGCCGTGCTGGAAAGCGCCCGCACGCGCGACGTCCTCCGGGATGCTGGCATCATCGTAAACCCCGCTGACGGCACGGTGCGGATCTACGCGATCGACCAGCTTCGCGATCGCACGACGCTGGCCGAGGTCGCGATCGACGGGGTGAAGGGCCTCGTCTCGACCAAAGCGTCGGTCAACTATGTCAACGAGCAGCTGGCGCTGGCGGTGCTCAATCCCGAGCAGGTCGCCCAGCTGGAGCCCATCCTTGCGCGTCTCACTCAGGCGGAAAGCCAGATCGATGGCCTGAACGCCGCCGTTCGCCTGAAGGCATCGGTCGAAGAGCTGACGGCGCTGTCGCTGCGCACTCGCGCGGCCGAGATCGATGTCGATGCGCTGAAGGGGCAGATCGCGCTGACCGCCACGGCAGACGCGGTCGACAAGCTGTTCCTGCGGACGACGAATATCGAGCAACGGTTGGTCGCGCTCCCGGACAGCGCTGGCCTGATCGTCGAGGTGCGCCAGGTTCGCGCCGCCGCCCAGAACACCGATGACGCGCTGCTCCGCTCGCTTGCGGCGGGGGACATCGCGAGCCGGTACCAGCTGACCCAGATCGCCCAGGCGCGGCAGGAATTGTCGACCCGGATGGACGACGGGTTTTCGGCGGCGGCGCTGGCGCGGACGCAGCTCTCCGTTCGTATCGGTGAAACGCAGGCGATGGTGCTGGCCGAGTCACAGGCCAGCATCACACGCGAGAAGGCATTGACCCAGCGGATCGACGCGCAGGGGGTCACCCTTGGCGACCAGGCGGCGGCGATCGGGCGCGTTGACCGAGCCGTGATCGACGCGGCCGGCGGCGTCGCTGGCACGCAGATGACCATCCGCCAGATGGTGGGCGGGGCGGATGACACCGGCGAGGCGTTGCTGCGCTCGCTGGCCACGGGTGAGCAGGACCGGGCTACCCGCGCCGCGCAGCTGGTGCAGATCCAGACCGAGTTGACGACCTCGTTGATCGCTGGCCAGAAATCCGAGGCGGCGGCGCGTGAGGCGCTGCTGGCCCGGCTGGCGCTGGCCGAGGCGGCGATCGTCACCACCTCAAAGGTGCTGGCGGACACGACGGGCGCATACGCCACCCGCATCGCGGCTCTTGAGGTGGCGATCGCCGATCCGGTCACCGGACAGGCCGCCACCCGCGTCCGCATCAATGCGGTCGAGGACGCCAGCGCGAAGCGCGACAGCGCGCTCGGCTCGCGTATCGACGGGATCGAGGCGGTGGTGAACGATCAGGTCACCGGCCTGCCGGCGACGCGCGCCGCGCTGACCGCCGGGTTGAAGGCGGCGGCCGATCGGACCCAGGCGCTTTCCGAGCAATTCGTCAGCCTGACGGCCGAGCTACATGATCCCACGACCGGTCTGGCGGCGACCTACGCCAATATCGTCCAAACCAGCAAAGCGCAGGTCGACGGTGACAAGGCGCTAACCGAGCGCATCGACGCCCAGGGGGTCACGCTCGGCAATCAGGCGGCGGCGATCGGCCGCATCGACACCGCCCTGATCAATGCGGCCGGGGGCATCGCTGGCACGCAGATGACCATCCGCCAGATGGTGGGCGCGGCCGATGATACCGGCGAGGCGCTGCTGCGATCCCTCGCTGCCGGCGAGCAAGACAAGGCGACCCGCGCCGCGCAGCTGGTGCAGATCCAGACCGAATTCACGACCTCGCTGATCGAGGGGAAAAAGTCCGAGGCGCTCGCGCGCGAGGCGCTGCTGGCGCGAATGGCGCAGGCCGAGTCGGCGATCGTCACCACCTCGAAGGTGGTGAGCGACCTCAACCAGGCGCTGGCCAGCCGGATCGTCGCGCTCGAGGCGGCCTTCAATGATGCGGCCACGGGCGTGCTGGCCACCCGCGCGCGCATCATCGCTTTGGAGGAGGCCACCACGAAGGCCGACGCGGCAGCGGCACGGCGGCTGGACCTGATCGAGGGGAGCGTGAACGACCCACTCACCGGCCTCACCGCCACGCGCGCGACGGTCGCGCAGGATCGCGAGGCCAGTGCGACGCGGGATAGCGCCAACGCCCGCGACATCCAGCAACTAGCCGGGCAGGTGAACGACCCGGCGACCGGTCTTCCCGCCACGGCGGCCGGCTTGGCGCAGGAGCGCACGGTCAGCGCTGAGCGTGATGCCGCCCGCAGTCGCGAAATTCAGGTGCTCTCCGCCCAGGTCAACGACCCCGGGACCGGTCTGCCTGCGGTCAGCGCGACCGTGGCATCAAACAAGCAGGCGCAGGTCGACGGCGATAAGGCGCTCGGGGAATCGCTTCAGCAAGTGTCGACCACCGTCGACGGTCAGACATCAAGCATCAACTTCTTGATGCGCTCGATCGACGGCAAAGAGGCGGTCGCCCAGCTGACCACGGACGTGGGCGGCAAGATCACCGGCTTCAAGATCAACGGTAAGGAGAGCGTTTTCGCGATCGCCGCCGACAAATTCATTGTCGGCGCCAGCCAGATTTTCGAGGTCGATGCGACCACCGGCATCGTTCGCATGAATGACGTCATCGTGAAGCGCCTCGCCGCCGGCTCCGTTGATACGGACAACCTGGTCGGCAACGCGGTCAGCGACACGCTGGCCGTCGATTTTACCGATAATTCGGCCAGCGGTGCGCTGAACAACTACGTCACCATCGCATCGCTTGCCGTCACAACTGCGAAGGCGACCGACCGCGTGTTGTTGATGCTGTCGGGCGTCCTGAACGCGAATGTTGAGGCGACGAGCGGGACCGTCACGAACACGCGGCTGAGCCTGCGCCTCATCCGGTCCGACGGAACCACGATCCGCGCGCCGTACACGGCGCTGCAGGAGAATAACTCCGGCACATATGGCGCAATCACGCTGATCGACCTCGACGTCCCCGGTGCGGCCGGCACCTACACCTATCAGCTGCAGGGGTCCGTCGCGAAGACCGGCGGGTCCGGGACGCAGGGCGCGAACATCCGCGCGATGGACGGCACCTTCGTCGCCAACATCCTCAAACGGTAAAACCAGGAGCATCAATATGTGGAATCGCGCCGGCACGGTGACGGTGACGAACGGCTCGGCCGTGGTCACCGGCAATGGCACCAACTTCTCCTTTCCCAACGCGCAGCCGGGGCAGGCTTTCATCGGGCCCAACGGGCTGCCGATCGAAATCCTCAGCGTCGATAGTGCGACACAGCTGACGCTGGCAGTGCCCTATACCGGCGCGACTGCGAACGGGCAGCCGTTTGCGATCTTGCCAACCGCCAGCTTCGCCAACGACCTCGCGCTCGCGTTCAGCGGCTTCAAGAACCTGTACGGCACGATGTTCGATACCATCGGGCAGGGCATGTTTCCCAGCGGCACGGCAGCCGCACCGGGCGTGCGGGGGTCGAATGACCAAGATACCGGCTTGCGATGGCTTGGTGAGAATCGGCTGGCCTTTACGTCAGGTGGCACAGACCGCGCCGTGGTGGGGGCGGACGGCCTCTCTGTATTCGGTCGAATGGACCTGCGAAGCACGATCGCGGTCGCCAATCCGAACGGCGGCCCCGATCAGACCTATTTCGCGCAGGACTTCTATTCGCCGAGCGGGTCGCTGGTGGGGCGGATTGCTTCGGTGCAGGCGACCGGGACGTTTGTCGATGCTGGTCAGCTTGCTCTGTGCACGGCACGGGGCGGCGTCGCGACCGAACAGGTGCGGATCATGGACACGGGCAATATCGGCATCGGCCTGACCTCGCCTTCGTCGCGTCTCGACGTGGCGCTACCCGGCGCTGGTACGCCGCGTGTCCGTGTCGTGTCATATGGTGACGAACCGGCAATCGACTTTTCGCGATATACCGGCTCGGCGAACCTCTATTACGGCGGCCGTATCGGGATGAATCTCGATGCGCTGTGCTTCTACAACGCGGGCGGGGCTGCGGTTGGCGCAGGCGCATGGAATGAGCGAATGCGCTTGGACAGCGCAGGCAATCTGCTGGTTGGCGTAACCTCTAGCGCTGCCCATCGCATTGAGAAATCTGGCCTGTCAGAAGGTAGTGTGATCCTCGGAATAGCGGCGGGTGCCGGATCGGCGATCACCGCTGAGTTTCGTCGCGTGAACGCCAGCCCCTTCAACGGTGGCGCGCCAGCCGCCCTGATGCTCGGCCACAATACGACGAATAATCGCTCTGCGACCACCAGTGGCACCGTCAATGCGAGCGGCGCTGACTATGCTGAGTATATGATCAAGGCGGTGGGCTGCGGGATCATCGCCAAGGGCGATGTCTGCGGCGTCGATCGCGGCGGTCGGCTGACGAAGACCTGGGCGGACGCGATCAGCTTCGTGGTGAAGTCGACCGATCCCTCGCTGGTTGGTGGTGATACCTGGGCCTCCCATCTGCCGCCCCGGCCGGAGCAGGAAGAGGACGAGACGGACGAGGCCTTCGCGGCCCGCGAAGCCGAATGGTCGGCCGTGCTGGAGCAAGCCCGCCTCTGCGTCGACCGCATCGCCTTTTGCGGTCAGGTCCCGTGCAACGTCACCGGCGATTTCGAGGTGGGCGACTACATCGTCGCGGTGGCCAGCGGCGCGGGGATCAAGGCCGTCGCCATGAAGCTCGATGACATGACGCTGGCGCAGTACGCGCGGCGGATCGGCAAGGTCTGGGCGATCCGCGACGGTCGCGCGTGGATCGACGTGCAGCATGGCTGAGCCCCCGACCAGCCCCAGCTGGAAGGATTGGCTGCCCGTGGCGTCCTTCTTCGTCGTGATCGCCGGCGCGCTTCTCGCCGGCGGCGGCTATATCAGCCAGCTTCGCGACAACACCCGCCGGCTCGATGCGCTCGAGCAGCGTGTCGAGCTCCTTCGCTCGATCGACACCCGGACCGCCCGGATCGAGGCCAAGCTCGAGGTGCTGGTGCCGGAGAAAGGTGGGCGGCCATGATCGACGGCGGCATCGTCATGATCGTCATCGGCTGGCTGATCGCGATCGTGCCCCCGGCTGAAAAGCTGGTGGCCGGCCGGCGGGCGGCGCGGGCGGTCACGATCGGGGTCATCCTGCGGCAGGCGTATCCGCCGGTCGCGCCGACCGCATCCATTCTCGAACTGGCGGCGTCGGCCGACGCCGGCCTGCAGCGCAACGACTTCCTGCGGGGCGTCCGAGATCTTGGCCAGATTTACGACCAAGCCTGACCGCTGACGGCCGGTTGCCGTCGAACCTCCACACGGAGATCTTCCATGAAGCTCATCGACAACTGGCGCCAGTCCGGGCGCCTGTGGTCCGTTCGCCTGTCCGCGTTCGGTGCCGCCCTCTTCGCGTTCCTGCTCACCGCGCCCGACTTGGCGCAGACCATCTGGACCGCTCTGCCGCCCGACGTCCAGGCGGTGATCCCCAACCGCACCGGGGTGGCGCTGGCGATCAGCATCGCGGTGACGATNCCAGGCGCTGATCCCCAACCGCACGGGCGTGGCGCTGGCGATCAGCATCGCGGTGACGATCGCGCGGGTCCTCCGTCAGAAGGACAAGTCCGATGGCGGCCAGTAAGAAGACGCTGGCCGGCGTCATCGGCTCGGTGGCGGCNACCGATGGCGGCCAATAAGAAAACGCTGGCCGGCGTCATCGGCTCGGTGGCGGCGGCGGCATCGCTGTTCGTGCTCATCCCGAAAGAGGAGAGCGGCCGTACGGTGAAGGCGACGGTCAACCCCGACCAGTCGATCGCGATCCAGCATGTCGCCGGCAAGCAGTATCTATCTGCCTATCTCGACATCGTTGGCGTGCCTACCGCATGCGACGGCATCACCAAGGGGGTCAGGATGGGCCAGCGCTTCACCGAAGCGCAGTGCACCGCGATGCTCGAGCGCGAGGTGATCGAGCACGCCGAACCGCTGATCAAGTGCATCCCGGCCCTCAAGGGGCGCACCAATCAGGTGGTCGCGGGGGTCTCGCTCGCATTCAACCTCGGCACCCAGGGCGTCTGCAAGTCGAGCATCGCCCGCCTCTGGAATGCGGGGCAGTGGCGTGCCGGCTGTGACCGGTTCCCGCTGTTCAACAAGGCGGGGGGTGTTGTTCGACGCGGCCTTGTCGATCGCCGCGCGCGGGAGCGGGCAATCTGCCTGAAGGGCCTATGATCCGCCCCCGCACGATCGCCATTGTGGTGCTGATCGTCGCGGCCGTCGCGCTGCTCGCGTGGATCTACCACGCGGGCAGTCGGGCCGGCACCGACCACGTCACCGCGAAAGCTGAGCGCCAGCACGGCACAGCCGTCGCCGAGGCGCGCGCCGACGAGCGCCAGGCCGCCGCTACCACCGCCACCATAGCCGCACGCACTGCGCGCGCGGATGACCTGACCGACCGCTATGTCCGTCAGACGATCGAGGATCTTCGCAATGCGATCGATACTGTCCCGCCGGCTGCTGCCGGCGATCCTGTTCCTGCCGCTCCTGTCGAGCAGCTGCGGGACCGTCTCAACGCGGCCATCGCTCGCGCGAACCGAGCGGCCGACCCTCCCGCCGCTGCCCGCTGAGCTCAAGAAGACCGAGCGCCTGGCACCGCTGACCGTCAAGCCGTCGGGCCAGACGGTGACGATCGACCGCTCGTTTCTGGCCGAGCTGGTCGAGCGCTTCGCGGAAGCGATCGGTGCCGTCGAGCGCGGCAACCAGCGCGCGATCGCCGCCGACCAGGAGCGCGAATGTCAGCGCGCCATCCTCGCCACCGGTACCGCCCCCAAGGGCTGCTGACCTCTACCGAAAGGACGAACTATGAAACTCCTGCGATGGGCGGGCGCGATCGCGCTTGCCCTCATCGCGACGCCTGCCGCGTCGCAGACCCTGACGCCGCAATGCCGCAATGCCGGCGGCGCCTATATGCCCTGCACCCCGACCGTGCAGGTCGACCGGAACGGCAACGCCTATGAC